ATTAAAAGACCTTAAGTTACAAGGATCTGAAGGATTAAAAGACCTTAAGTTACAAGCATTTGAGACATTAAAAGACCTTAAGTTACAAGGATCTGAAGGATTAAAAGACCTTAAGTTACAAGGATCTGAAGGATTAAAAGACCTTAAGTTACAAGCATTTGAGACATTAAAAGACCTTAAGTTACAAGCATTTGAGACATTAAAAGACCTTAAGTTACAAGGATCTGAAGGATTAAAAGACCTTAAGTATCAGACCTCACAGACACTCAAAGAGACACAAATACCTCTCTATTTGATACGAATACGAATTAATATCATCCTTTGATTATAATAATTATCGCATAGATTAATCGAATGGCTTTGATTAAAAAGGGCTTTATTTAATGTTTTAATACATTTTTAACCTTATTTTAACCAAAAAACAATAAAAAAGGTCAGGAACCACCCCGACCTTTATACTAACACCAACCACCTAATGAGTTGAATTATCTGTACTCTACGATGTCACTTTATTGTATAGCAGAGGCAAAACATCTTCCTCCGCAAGCGCCTTTGATTATCATACCATATAAGACTTTGATCCGCAAGACAAATAGAATGCAACCATACTTTCGGCATCTTTGAGTGTATTAAACCATTGTGATCTCCACTCTTGTTGATTATAAGGAGTTTCGTAGCGTATCATTTTGTTTGATTAGTAAGTGTATTTAAGAAAACGATATTTATGCTAACCTCATACCATTGAAGAAAGGAATTGCATTGCCTTGAAAGTTAAGAAACCACTCACCTTTCTTCTGAAATACACGTTCACCAGGAAGTCCGTGCTCTGCAAGAATAGCATTGATTCTGCTTTTAGTAGTTACTGTTTGATGATTGCCGTCGAACAGTTGAATAAAGTTTTCTCCAATAGTTGCGATCTGATGACCATGAAGAAACACACGGGAGACATTACCCTCTGTGGTAACTTCAGTGTTAGCAGACTTCCAATCAGTTTGATTGAGAATTGCATTGTTCATTGCGACTTCTAGTTTTCTCATGGTTTGATTGAGTGTCTATACTACTGATGCACTTTCAGGGGCCCATAAGTTTATTTGACCAAATACAAGTGCGGTCGCTGCTCCCAAAGACGCATTCTTTCTTCTTGAATAAGACAATCTAACAGAAAGACAAGATAATTGTCATTGTCACTATTGTCTGAATGATTGGAAAGTTTATGATGCAATTTCATTGCAAGTTCGTAGCATTCAAGGTCAGGGCAATTCATAATCTTTAGTTAGAAACTTGACGGTAATTGAGAGACACTACACACCAATTAGTGGCATCTGTCACCTCTTCGACTAAAGCATCAGCAACTTCTCCATCATCATTTGGATTAAGAACTTCTACCTGATAGGTATTACCAAGAACAGAATCTACAACAGATTGTTGTTCTTCAAGAGTGAAGTCTTCATCATCAAAATCAAACTGAACTTCGGTAACATGTAGCAAAAGTGTAGTCATTTTGTTTTGGTTTGATTAGGTGTCTATACTACTGATGCACTTTGAGGGGCCCATAAGTAGTCATCACTTACGAAGAGGAGAGTTAAAATAACGACGGAATGAAGTTATCACAATAATTGCGGTGCTGATGACGCCTACCAGTCCTAGGTAAGTTACAGCATCACCAGTGAAATTAAGTGTATCAGGTGTCATTTTGTTTGATTGTTTGTTTGAACTGCGTTGATTGTCTGTTGTTGAATGAACCTTACTGCATTGTCCAGAATAGGTGCAAGACCGTTAAATCCTACCGTTGCGACTGATACTCCGAAGATGAATCCAAATATGAAGGATTTCATAATTCAAACTCCTAGATCAACAAGTTTCAGAAACACATTCTTCAGTGCAATTACCTTTCCATTCACAGTGTAAGAATAACGAATGTTACCTTTTACAGTTGGTGAGCAACGGCAATAGAGTTTGACTTCGTTAATCTTATCACCTTGCGAATTGTGCAGAGGAAAGTAATAAGAACACTCACCAGCAATGTATGATGCTTTGGATCGAGGATCAACAACAACAGTAGAGTTCAGACGGTCGATGATTCCATTGCGAGCATCATAATTATCTTTTGCAAGTTTGGTTGTAAGATTGATACTTTCTTGAATGTCGTCGATTGTCATTGAGGCAATTTGGGTAGTGTTCATACTACTGATGCACTTTCAGGGGCCCGGATACTACTAATCATACAGATTTCTTTTACTTCCATTTTAGCATAATCATAACCATCGTGTTGAGTTAGATACTCACGATAGATATTTGCGCTACTCTTACAATCAAACAGGCGCAGAGAATGAAATGCCTCACCCTCATAATCCCATCCACCAATCACAGCATAAACCTGAACTTTAGAGTTTTGATACATTAAACTGCCCCTTGCATAATGTTATACTCTTGAATCGAATCAACATTATCACCAGTGATCACATAATTCAATGCAAGACGTTCATCAATCTCACGAATTGCATCTTTCTTGGTCATACATTTGTAGGAGATAGTATCAACTCCTTTCCAAGATAGAATCTTGAGAGTGTGATCGGGACAGTCTTGAATTGGATAGAAACCAACACACATAGTGCCAGTTTTCGATAGTAGTGTAGGAAACTCGATCATGGTTTGTTGAGTGTTCATACTACTGATGCACTTTCAGGGGCCCAGTAAATGTTTCATCGAAAGATTTTGAGTTTCAGTTCTCTGAAATGTTCTTTCCATTCGTGATACAATGCAAGAGCATCTTTAACTCTTCCACTATTACGAAGATAAAGAACTTGATGATAAACTTTTACAATGATACTCTTATTCACATCCTGGACCTTCATCACTAGACTTAACTATGGTCACAATTTCAGTAGAATTTTTCAGATATTCAGTTTGAATGATACCAGGACCAATTTCTTGTTGTCCCACAATCATAGCAAAGGCAAGAAGTTCAATCATTTTGTTTAGTTAAATTGAGCAATCCATTGTTGAACTTTAGACTGTGCAATCTCGAAAGAATTACACTTACACTTGCGAAACTTGGGCATTTCAAAGTGCTTGGAAATCAGTTCAAGTTTTCCATCCCGAAAACAGAAGATTCCATAATGTGCATTATGAAAGATATTAAACTTCCAGTCTTCAGGTGATTCAACTGCAACACGAATGAAGGTTGAAGTAGAATTACCCAGAGAGGATTGATCGGTCTGAAAATACATTTGAGAACTGGTTGATTGAGTGCCTATACTACTGATGCACTTTCAGGGGCCCGAAGTATTGTTTTCTTTCGTGTATTTGCAACTATAATAGGATGCGATCTTGTATGCAGGATATGATACTGTAGAAATGGAATTGCATACCCATTCAAGTTGCCTTGTTTTAAGATTGGAGCAAACAGAATAAACCATTTTGACAGTTTAGCAATTTTTTGTTTGTGAAGTTTGATTTTGATATAACTTAATGCCCTCCTGTACTCCCTCAAAGATGTAAGAGAAAATAAAGAAAGATACAATCAAAGCGAAACTATAGGAGAAGAGTTTAGTCATCAGTAGTTAGAAACAATGGAGAAAATGACACCGGTTTGATTGTAACGAAGTTGAACATCACACTGATATTCTTCGCTCAAATCATATGCTAAATCAATTGCCCTACCTTCATCTTCGGTTGTATTCTCCCAAGGTGCGGCAGGGCAGATAACATCTAAACGCATTTGAAGTTTTGGAATTGAGTGTCTATACTACTGATGCACTTTGAGGGGCCCTAAATTTTTGCATTCACTCCGATTACTTTACATGATGGATTACGAACGAGTGCAGTTTCCCTTGCCTCTTTAGGATTGGGAGCATACACTTCCTCAATGAAAGTTTTTCCTCCTTGATACAAAGTTACGGACCATTTCATAATTCAATACTCCATTTTAGAATAGTTTTAATTAAAATTAGCACGAAAAGGTGAGTCCTCCAAGACCCGCACCTAGTGCAGTTGCCCATCCACGATTATTGCGATTGTTATTTGTGCTGGTCATTGACCTACCGATTGCACCACCAACCACAGCACCTAAAATGGTTCGATTTGGATTACAGTTAGGGTTTGTTGCCCTACCATAATAACCATTCCTACCATAATAACCTCCACCACCATAATATGGTTGTTGATTATAATAAGGTTGTGGATTTATGATCACATTATTGTTGCAAGGAACCTGATTGCGAGTGCGATTTACATATCCAGGAATATAACGCCCATAAACATCATAATAACCCGCGATATATTGTTCAACATTTGCATAACAATAACTTTCACCATAAACATTAAATTGTTGTGCTTGAATTGGCGCAGCAAATGTGAATGGAAATAACAGCGAAAGTGTGAGTAAATGTTTCATCTTACCAGGTGTTATTTTTGATGCGAATATCACGTATTTGTTGATAAAGAAACCGACGAAGTTTTTCATCGGTAGTATTATCGAACGCATAGTATAATCTATTTAAGTATTCTGAAGGTTTTACACATTTAACTACCTTTGCCGTTGTTACACCAAGTTCATTAAGTGGCGATCCTGCTTTGCGTCTTGGTTGCGAGATTGCACCAGAAGTTCTAAACTTTGTAGCAATCTTTGAAAGATTTGAATAAGTCATCGTGCAATAATGTCCAGACTTTCCAACATCATCATAGAAAGTTCTATCCGATTGTCTTCATCAACCACAGGAATGTTAGCATCAACAAATTCGGTTGCAAGTTCCATCAAAAGTTCAGTCATTCGCATGTCATCATAAACAAATGCTGCAAAATCACTCTTGAAACCATTAGACAGAAGTTTCAGGGATTTAGTAATACTTTGCTCTTTAATGTTTTCAGTCATTTTAGTTGTCCTTCAGCAATTTGATTGAGAATGTTGCGAGCATACTTCATAAAATCATAGGCACTCACATTACCATTGCAATTCTCAACAGCATAACCATCAAGAATATCCGAACCGTTGTAAGTATTGACGATGAGAAGACAAGCATCATAAAGATTTGTCAAATGTTCAGATTTAGAGTGAAATTGCATTGCGTTGTAAGATGGTAACATAATAATCAGTTGGTAGGTTCAGTAATCCAAATTGCGCGATCAGTTCCCATCGTAAACTGATTGTCCCAGATAAAATGAGTTGCTTGTTGATTGGTCATTTGAAACTCACTCATTAGAAAGTTGAGTGCTTCTTTGAAACTTTGAAAGCGGTGTGTGGTTCTCATACTACTGATGCACTTTGAGGGGCCCTAAGTTGTTACTACTTCGAATAAAGATAATGCCCGCTCCAATCTGCAAGATGATAACAATGATCACGAGAACCACCATTGAGAAGATTAAATCGCTCACCTTTAGCTGGTGCTTTCCACGATGCAGATTTTAACACCGAACCAGTCTGTTTATCCACAAATGCGTGACAGGAACGTGAAACATTCCGCCCAGGACCATTATCAATCACCATGATGATTTTGTGATACTTACGACCAGTTTCAATCACGTAGGAATAGTTACATTTACCATTCTTAAGTTTAGCAATACATTCTTCGTGGTAATTTGCATTTTCTCCTTTAGAGAGAGAACGATAATGAGATTTGATGCTATACTGAATGAAGTCCTGTTGAAGTGCCTCACATAATGTTTGTGTATAGTGCAGAACATTATCAGTGATGGTTTCTTGTGCTTGTTGTTGTAGAGTTGCGGTCATTTCAGTTCTTGTTAAGTGTACTACCGACTTGCATTCCTGCAATAAAAGCATCGTTCAGAGCACTACGAATACGCCACACAGAAACATCGTGAAAGTCTAAACTATCACTGTTGCGTGTCTCTAGAGTTTCAACCTCAAAGTATTTCTTTGCGATTTTCTCAAGAAGAATGTTGTAAGTTTCGGCAGTGGTAGTCATTTCAGTTTTAGTTTGAGTGATTGAAGTGCTTGTTTGCGGGATTTGATTTTGCCCTTGCACATACCTTTGGTTCGTTTACACTTACCAGAGTTGTGCTTCCAGTTTGGAATGTTCATACTACTGATGCACTTTCAGGGGCCCAGTTATCAACCCCAACTCTTTTGCATTAGGAAGTTTGTTCGGGAGAAAACTTGACGATTTACAAACTTCATCAAGACCTCATCATTTTGAAGAACGAAACCTTCCTGATTAACTTCTTCTCCACACAGATAAGATGCAGGAGCATAAGTTGCACGACAGAAGTGTAGAAAATCAAGTTTCACGCTTTCAGCAACTTTCCACAATGAAATCAGCAGAGAATTATCGAAGTCATCAGGATCAACTTCACGACCTTCACGAATACAATCGTTGATTTGTTTCTGAATAACTTGTGCCTCTTTAGGAGTTGCAAAGTCTACCATTGTGGACATCTGTTTGATATAACCAACAACTTCAGCAAGATCATCACAATCACCAATCAAATGTGCATCATTGTTGACGAAATACACATCAGAAGTATTCTCAAAGAAAGGAGCACGACCTACAACATATGCGTCCTTGATTTCACCTTCAGTTGCCCATTCCGTATGAACAGATACAATAATCTTTTGAGTGATTACTTGCGGAAAGACATACGAAATGGCATTAGGTTGCACAGTATCAGTATTGCCCCACCCCAGAAAATCACATTGAAGGATACTATCTGTGCGAGGAAGATAAGAGAAAGCAGAATGAAGAATGTCTGCAACTTTACCCGAAAAGTGCCTATCAATTTCTTCATGAGAATGGCAGAGTTTAATCTTTACTTTGTTAAATGCGGATTTTGTGGATACAAAAAACTTACCATTTGTAGGGTTTGTACCAAAAACCAATGCGGGACTTCCATCTATTTTGGTAGACAACTCAAAGTCATTCAAAATAGCATCAAGACCACGAAAGTCTCCAGTCAGAAGTAGATCCTCGAAATGCTGCTGATGTTTGTTTTGCATTTGTGTGATCTTCATACTACTGATGCACTTTCAGGGGCCCAGTTCATTCAACTCATAGTTTGTGATATAAAGGTGCTTGACTTTTGCGCCAGAGTGATCTTTATCCTTTCCAAATCGTTGAGCATAAGCAAAATCTTTCTCAAGAATGTTAAAGTCTTTGTAACTCTCGCGATAAAACTCATGATCAGAGTGTATGATCATCCATTGACTTTTTGTTGCTTTGAGACAACTTAAGAGTTCTTCATGTAGTATTGAACCACCATCACCTTGTGTATAACCAAGACGCTCAAGATATGGAGGATCAATGAATACAAAATCGTTGGAGTTAATCTGTTCAAACAAATTCACAAATGATCCATATCGAAATATACATTTCTTCTTCAAGAAATTGTGATGATCGGGAGACAGATTGCAAGAAAACTTTTTATAGTGACCAAAGGGAACATTAAACTCACCTTTGGTGTTGTATCTTTCCATTCCAGAAAAACACAACTGCCGCACAATAATATATGCTAGTGCCCGTTGCAGTTGATCTACACAATCCCAGGATTGATTGATTGCTTCTCTTGCACCATAAAACTCTTGCTCAAGATCATCATGTTCCAGACCTTTGATATACTCAACTTTTAATTGTAGTTGAGGATAAAGTTTCTCATTTGCGATCACAGAGTATAAGTTGATGATGTCGCGGTTAATATCACTCATCAGAGCAGGATAACCCAATCCAAATGATACAGCAGCACCACCACAGAAGGGTTCAACAACTCTTGTGAATTGTGATGGTAGCAGTTGCTTAATGAGTGGAAGTTCGCGGGATTTTCCACCCATGTATTTTACGACAGGTTTTAGATATGCGATTGGTTTCATAGGTACTCAATCAGTTACTCACTAATTATACCATTAAAGACCCATTTCTTCAAGAATAGGTGCAACAACTTCGCGCAAGAAGGTAAAGTATTCTTCAGAAGTAAAAGGTGCTTGAATAGTCTCAATCATCCAGTTCACACCATAAACTTCCACACCTTTGTTGTTATACTTTGTTTTATCAGATTTGCTGATCTCGGGTACAACAGGAACGAAATAACCTGATTTCACATTCACCCCAAGAACACCAACAATGTCCTTAATCTTATCATTAGATGCGCGAACTTTCTCACTATCAAAGTTGAGATTGCACTTGCTCTCTAGATACCAAGTTTCACATAAAAGGCGAAACAAATGATCAATCTGACGGGTGCGACCATTCACATCAATTAGGTTGCTCTCTTCAATAAGATTTTGTGCAACCAGACTATCGCTGATAACAGTATTCCAAAATTGCTCAATTCGTTCACCAAATGCAATCAGAATTGATTGAGGAGAAACTCTATCATCAAGACCAAGAGACTGTAGAATGTAAGATTCTGTTTTCTTTGGTTTGATAGAAAAAACCAACGGCAGCAGGTTTTCTTCTAGGTAAGACATTTGAGTTTGGTGCTTATACTAGTGATGCACTTTCAGGGGCCCAGTATCAGTTAACAGGAAGTTTTCCCTTTGATGTACTTTTCTTGTGTGCATTGATGTATGCTCGTGCCGAACCTTCAGTCCTACAAAGTTTCTCAAGTTGTTGCCCTTGGTGTATGATAATGTATCCCGCGTTTCCATATGGCACGGCCGCATAGAGATCATCACCCGTTCCAACAATAAATCCGTCTTTCATTTGTTATACTTTCCAATAAATCGGTGATCTGGTGGTTGTGGATGTGTGATAGGTCGGTTTCGGTGAAATCTTCAAAAAATCACGTTTTTGCTTGAGTGGTGGCCTGGGATCTCATTGGGTCTCACCTGCGGCCGCCATCTCTTCCTCTCACCCAACCAATACCAGGACATTCTATCATAATCTTATAGTTTCCACAACCATCATTCCACCACTTTCTATTTCTCTTTGCTTCACTTATTTTTCTTTTAGTTTCTTCTGAAAGTGATTTACCATAGTTGGGATTATTCTTACCTTTCTGCGCGACACTCATTTTTGCTCTTGTTTCTTCAGAAGGATTTTTGTTTGCTTCACTTAATTTTCTTTTGGTTTCTTCCGAGGGTGATTTACCATAGTTGGGATTATTCTTACCTTTCTGCGCGGCACTCATTTTTGCTCTTGTTTCTTCTGAAACAGTTTTGCCTTTACTATTAGTATTACCTTTCCTTGACTTACTCATATTTCTTCTACTTTCTTCTGAATGAGTTCTACCTTTATGTGCCTCACTTATTTTTCTTTTGGTTTCTTCACTTAAAACCCGACCAGAAGTTCCATCACCACCATCAGTTTTATTATGTAAGATACCAGTTCCCAAATCTATTCTACCGAACACTGCAATCATATAGATTTCGTGCTTAAATGCTTCTTGTTCAGTTAGGTTTTGTTTTAGAAGTATTATTCGGGATTTATCTTTGGGCGGTCTAATATCTTTTCCACTTCTACAATATGCCCGATTTCCTATACCCTTCCCAATATAATAGGGAGTTCTGTCTATACGCAGATAAGCGTAAGTGTAGTATTTTTGCATTGTAAGTCTTGGCGATGACTATATCTATTTATACATTATAGTATAAATGTGGGACTTACGCAACCAATCCGCCAAGACTTACTGTTGCTGCCCACTCACTATTTACTTTCGCGTAACACTGTCTAGGAGTTCGCCCCGTCCAAATACTGCATCAACAACACCTTGAAGTGCCCTCTCGGTTGCTATACCAACCTTAGAATATACTGGGACCACACATAGACCCCAGACCTTATCTTTGCCACCCTTGCGAAGTACACGACCGATAGTTTGAGTTAATTCTATTACATCCATATTGCGAAGAAAGACAACTGCCTCTAATTCACTGACGTTAATTCCCTCCGATAAGATGCTTCTTTGAAAACAAACAAACTTCTTGCTGCTATCACGACCCCAAGCATTTAGAGTGTCGAAAAATACCTCACGATTCACTTTCTTACCGTCAATCACTGCTCCTGTTTTTGAAGTGATATAAAGGTAAGAATATCCGCGATTTTCTAGTTCAGTGATACAATCTGATTGCGATACGAGGTTGATAAGTTGCTTTGCAGACTTCACACAAACCAGGATCTTCTTGCAGTCAATGTCGTCAAGAGTTTCCATCAGATTGCTACTATCACATTCCGCAGTAATTTGTTTGCCGTCCAGAACTTGAAACTTCTTTGCTATAATCTTGGGAGCAATGATGTATCCACCTTCAACAAGTTCTGGTGCTGAAACGCGACAGATGATGTTACCATAAACATCAACATCGTTCATTCCTGGTTTACCCACAGCAACCGAAGTTTTTCGTGTTGCAGTGAAAAAGAAACGGCGATTTGCATTCGCAGAGAAGTGCTCCGTTGCGGGAAAGAAGTTACGCTTTACGGAATTATGTGCTTCGTCAAAATATATCGTATCCACATCAATCTCTGCATCAACAAGACGTTGGAGAGAGTTGTAGGTAGTTACAATCAACTTATGACGAGACTGATTGTTCTCAACCCATTGACTAATCACAGCAGGACGAGTAGAACTTTCGTGATGAGTTTCTCCACTATGCGTATGAAATACAGCAGCATTGGTGATAAACTCCAGAAACTCACTGGACAGTTGCTCTGCTAAAAGTATTCTGGGAGCAACAACAACAACTGTCTGTGGAGTTGCAGACTGAAACTGTCGTACAGCATCCATAATCATATTCAACGTTTTTCCTCCGCCAGTTGGGTATATGAGTTGACCAAGATTGTGCTGCTGCATAGCAACATCACCACGAATTTGATGAGGACGGAGTTGAAAGTTCATAAGGTTGGTGCTCATACTATAAATGCAGTTTCAGGGGCCCAGTTTCAGTTCTTTGGGCTGACTTGTACAGGAGTATCAGAAGGTGCATCAAATCCTTTCTTCAAAGCATTTCCCTGAACGAAGCCGGTGCCTCCCAAAATTAGAGCAGCAGCAAGAACGATTGCTGCCTTTCCGTGTCCCTGATCATCATCACGTTCATTATATTCTTCTATTGATTGTCCTGTGATTTTCTCCGAAACCCAAGTTGCTGCAGCACCTCCAAGTAACATTAAAATCCAAGGAGTAAAAGCATACAATAGGCAGGCAGCTGCAATTAGACCAACCATCCCAAGAGTTCCATCAATATCGAGATCAGGAGATCCTGATGAAGATGAAGATTTCTCTATTTTAACATTTCCAATATAAACAACTTGATTTTCATCTACACCTTCACGTCGAGCGACATTTGTTTTTGCAACACCCCAGTTTATACCTGTTCCTTCAGTTTCATAGTAAGGTTGCCCTTTGGGCATAATGCGAAACTTGTAAGTAGTCATAATAAATCAGTTTGCTTGAGATTTGATATACTTAAGGTCTTCACAGATAAGACCTAATGCACCTTGACA